TCCTTAAGTGGTTCTGTTACAGCACTACAAAATATCCTAGATGAGATTGTTGCTCTCTATTTAAAAACTATATATAAATTAAGGTTCTTAAAATAATGCCATATATGATACGAGTTGACCCATGCAAAGTCTGTGGAGAGATAGAAAAACAGACGAGACTAAAGTGGAGCAGCCAAAATCAGAAATATTATCTACAAACAACCTGTAAAGATTGCGAAAGCGTTATACATTATAAATGGATAAAAAATAATCCAGAGAAATGGGCTAAACTAATACAAAACTATTATGTTAGAAAGAATGGACCAATTACTCGAAATATGAATCATACCGAAGAATCTCGTGCACAATGGCGTAGAGATAAATCTAATCGTAGATGTTCTAGAGCTAAACAAGCACGGGTAGATTGGGATAAGGAACTAACAAATTTTGTTTATAAAGAAGCTCATGAATTACGCAAACTTCGTAATAAACTAACAGGCTTTGAGTGGCATGTAGATCATATTATTCCCTTAAAAGGTAAAACTGTTTGTGGATTGCATGTTTATAATAATTTTGCGGTGATACCAAAAGTAGACAATCTGCACAAGGGGAACTACCATTCCATACATGACTAATGGCCGGCGTGATTATAAAAAAGAGGAAGCTTTATATGAGAAAAAACACCCTGAACGAAACAAAGCACGTGTGGCTCGCAACAAAGCTAGGGCTTTAGTGGCGAAAAAAAAGGGTGTTAAAGTCACATCCATTTCCGGGGATGTAGGACATAAGAAGGCTATAAGTAGAGGGGGTAAATCAACTCTGTCTAATTTATTTGTACAAAATCCAGGACAGAATAGATCTTTTAGTCGTACTGCTAAGGGTGCTATGAAGTCAGAACGTAGTAAACGTGAACGCTGTTAGACCTAAATGGCCCAAACTAACTACTGAGATTATTGAAGGTTTTGCTTCCTCCTGTTTAACCCCATTCTTTGATGATGCTTCAGCGTTTGCTAATTTTCATCGTGAGTTATGGGAATTATGTTGTTCTGATGATAGATTTGTTGCTATCGAGGCGCCTCGCGGTTAATGTTATTGGGCGCATTACAAATATAAAGTGGCCGCGTTTCACCCCTCAAATTCGGAGAACTCCTTATAGGACAACCCCGAGCGAAACCAGATTGTTCTGGGACTGTGTAGAGACTAGACGGGGGGCTTAATCCAAATTTAAAGGAGATATATATGAGTCATACTCATGATGTAGCATGGTGTTCTGGTTTTTTTGATGGTGAAGGATTTGTAACAATACAAAGTAGAAACTCTTTAGTTAGTGGAAAAAGATATGCGGGGTATTATCTACGTATTGGAATAAATCATGTAGCAATAGAACCTCTTCTAGAAATGCAACGTATTTTAGGAGGGACTATCAGAAAACAAAACATTGATAAAGTTATAGGAAATAGAAAGCAACGACATTCCTGGCAGATGGGTACACGATCTGCTGCTGAGGCTCTTATAAGAATGATGCCTTATTTAAGAAATAAGAATAAAGTTGCTGAATTAGGAATAGAATTACAAAATACTATGGGAAATCATGGACAGAGAACTACTCCTGAATTACAAATATTTCGTGCCATGCTTAAAGATCAAATCTCTACTTTAAATGCCAAGGATTAATGAAGGTATAGTCCGACACTCTTAGTAATAGGAGCAAACAGTAAGCACGCAAAATCAACAATTATCACAATTGTTTATTCACTGGCTGTATTATTATTTAGAGAACGTAAGTATGTGGTTATTGTAGCTGATACTGAATCTCAAGCAGCTCTATTTATAGGACAAATTAAACAAATTCTCTGTGATTCTAAAGAAATCCACAATCTTTTCGGATTAAAAATAAATGAAAAGGGTGTAGTTTTCGAGAAAGAAACAGAAACAGACATTATCCTGCACTTTCAGGATATGACTAAATTCAGAATTGTTGCTAAAGGGGCAGAACAAAGACTCAGAGGGATGCTTTGGGATGGTCAGAGACCAGATTTAATTATTATTGATGATCTTCTAAATGAAGAATTAGTAGCTAATAAAGACAGAAGAGAAAAACTAAAACGTTGGTTCTATGGATCATTAATTCCACTAAGATCACGTAACGGTATTGTCAGATTTGTAGGGACGCCTATGAACCTAGATGATCCTCTTGATTCTCTGATGCCTCATGAATCTGCTAAAACCACAATTGTAGAAGATTTAAAGGTATGGTCCAAACGTAAGGTTGGTATGTGGAGGTCTGTTAAATATAGAGCACACGATCCTACAATATCAAAATTACTATGGCCAGAACGTAACACTAAACAGATGTTCATAGAGCTTAAACAAGAATTTTTGGAAAGGGGTATTCCAGAAGTTTACTCTTGTGAGTATCTATGTAATCCTGTTGATGATTCCATACGATATTTTAAACGTGGTGATTTTCTATCAATGACTGAAGATGATAGAAAGAAAAACAAAACCTTTTACATCACAGCGGACTTGGCAATTTCTGAAAAAGAAAGAGCTGATTATACAGCTATTGTTATTGGTGGTATGGATGCTAATGGTCAGTTACACATTGTTAATTGTATTCGGGAGCGACTACCTGGTAATGAGATTGTTGCAACGCTTTTAACTTTACAAAAGATCTATAATCCTGTCGCTGTTGGTATTGAAGATACTCAAATATCTAAAGCTATTGGTCCTTATTTAAGAAAAACAATGCAAGAGGAGGGTGTATATCTAAATCTTGTTATGTTAAAACCACATAGACAGGATAAAATCCAACGAGCTAGATCTATTCAGGCACGTATGAGAGCTTCTATGGTTAAGTTTGATAAGGTAGCGGAATGGTGGCCTGATTTTGAAAATGAGTGTTTAACCTTCCCAAGAGCTAGACATGATGATGTCGTTGATGCTCTAGCATATCAAGGGATTTTAATTGATCTTATGTCAGAAGGTTTAACAAAAGAGGAGTTAGAACAGGAACAGTACGAACAGGAATATGAAGAAGCAGGATATAACGATAAGGGACGAGATGAGTACACAGGTTATTAAAAAATTAAAAATTCAAACGATATTAGATGAGAAAAATAATCTAGCCACTCTGTTAGACGAACAAGATCTTATATCTATTGGTAACAAAGCTGTACAAGGTTTTGAAGATGATTTAGCTTCAAGAAAACCTTGGGAAGAAGATTTAAAAACATGGACAGAATTAGCATTACAAATTTCAGGAGAAAAAACTTACCCCTGGCCTAATGCTGCTAACATTAAATATCCTATGTTGTCTACTGCTGCTATGCAGTTTGCTGCTAGAGCATATCCAACATTAATTCCTAGTAATGGAACTATTGTAAAATGTCGTATCAATGGGTATGATCCTACAGGAGAAAAAGCACAAAGGGCAGAACGTATTTCTAAACATATGTCTTATCAACTTCTGTCTGAGATGGATGATTGGGAAGAAGATATGGATAGACTACTTATCTGTTTACCTATTGCTGGTACTTGTTTTAAGAAAACCTATTGGGATTCCAATAAACAAAAGAACTGTTCTAAATTAGTTTTTCCCAAAGTTCTTGTTGTGAATTATTTTGCTAATTCTTTAGATAATGCAGAACGTATTACCGAGATATTAACACAAACTAAACGAAAAGTTAAAGAATTACAAAACCAAAAACTATATTTAGATATAGATTTACATACACCATCAACTGTAGATAAAACTCAAACACAATCAGTAACTGAAGCCTTTTCACATAGTCTTTCTGGTGATGATGAAACTACACCATACACAATCTTAGAACAACATACATTTCTAGATTTGGATGATGACGGATACTCTGAACCTTATATTGTTACTGTAGAACAGGATAGTCGTAAAGTACTTAGGATTGTTCCAAGATATACCGCAGATGATGTTAATGTAGATGAAAAACAAAAAGTTATTGCGATTGAACCTGTTCAGTATTATACCAAATATTCATTTATTCCTAATCCTGATGGTGGTTTCTATGATATCGGTTTTGGTCGTTTACTAGGACCTTTAAATAAATCAGCAAACACAATCATAAATCAATTAGTGGATGCAGGTTCATTATCTAATCTACAGTCAGGTTTTGTAGGTCGTGGTCTTCGTATAAAAATGGGTGAAACTAGATTTGTTCCAGGTGAGTGGAAAGCTGTTAATGCTACTGGAGATGATATTAAAAAGCAAATCTTCCCATTACCAGTACGTGAACCTAGTGATGTTCTGTTTAAATTATTAGATCTATTACTTAAATCTGGTAAAGAGTTAGCTTCTGTAGCAGAAATATTTGTTGGTAAGATGCCTGGACAGAATACACCAGCTACTACTACAATGGCAACAATTGAACAGGGTATGAAAGTATTTACTTCTGTTTATAAACGAGTTTATAGAGCTTTAGCTTCTGAGTTTAAAAAGCTGTATAAATTAAATAAAACATATAGTAATCCTGAAGAGTATGTTGCTGCCTTAGATTTACAGATTCCACAAGAAGATTACCAAGGTCCAGTAGATGATATTTATCCAGGAGCTGATCCTACCGCTGTTTCTTCCCAAGAGAAACAAGCTAAGATCCAAGCTGTTATGCAGTTACTTCAATTAGGAACTATTGATCCTATGGCTGTTACTGCTATGTATCTAGATGCTTTTGAAATACCAAATCCTGAGAAACTGATGAAACAGCCACAGCCACAGCCTGATCCTAAGATGGAAGCTATTAAGGCTAAAGCTCAAGTAGATCAACAGAAAGCTCAAATTGATATGCAACAAGCACAACACAAAATGCAGTTAGAGCAAGCATCAAAAGAACAAGAATTACAACTGAAAGCTGCTCAGGTACAGCAAGAATTACAAGCTAAACAGATGCAGGCAATTCTTGATGCACAGATGGCACAAAAAACACAAGCAATGAAGATGCAGATGGAACAACAGTCTGCTCAACAAAAGATGGGAATACAAGCCCAACAGACTCAAATGAATCTAGCAACACAGGCTGCAACACATAGTCAGACTATGCAGCATCAGGGTGAAATGAACAAACAACAACAGAAACAACTTCCAAAGGGGACAAAAACTAGATGATTGAAATTACACAAGCAGATTTTAAAGATTGGAAATCTAATAAAGTAACAAAAGCATTTTTACAGGCTGCTAAAGAACGTGCAGAGGATTGTAAAGAAATGCTAGCTACTAGTGCTGGTATAGATGTATCACAGGATAGATTCTATGTTGGTATGATACACGCTTATCGTGAGATGCAAGAATTTCGTATGGAGGAGTTTTAATAATGGCTATCCAATTAATTCTACATCAGCTATTAATTGATCCTGATAAAGCAGAAAGTGTAACTCCAGGTGGTATTGTGATTCCTGAACCTACTCTTGAACGAGAACGTAAGGCTGTAGAATATGGTACAGTTCTTCAAGTAGGACCAACAGCATTTAAAGATTATGGCCGTGAGAATGATGCTATTAAAGTTGGTGATCGTGTATGTATGATTCGGTATGCAGGTAAAGAAGTTAGAGATACTGATGGACAAAAATACATCATTATTAATGATGTTGATATTTTATGCATCATAAAATAAGGAATATATATATGAGTGAGTTAAATCCAGTTGTAGGAACTGAAGAAGTTGTAAAAAAGACAGAAGTTCAAGTAGATCCATATGAACAACAAGCAAAAGAGCAGGGATGGAAATCAAAGGAAGAGTTCCAAGGTGATCCTAGTCAATGGCGCCCGGCTAAAGAATTTATTGATCGTGGAGAGTTGTTTGGAAAGATTGATACATTAGGTAGAGAACTTAAGGAAACTAAAAAAGCGTTACAGATGCTTCAAGAGCATCACTCAAAAGTACGTGAAGTTGAATACAACAAAGCTTTACAAGAACTAAAAACACTTCAGAAGAAACATCTTGAGGAAGGTAATTCAGATGGTTATCTAGAAACTACTGAACTACTTACTGATCTTAAGGCAGAACAAAAAGCCAGGGAAGTTCTTAAGGAACAAGTTCCACAACAAGAACAACCTTCTATTGATCCACGATTTGTACAGTGGGTTAATCAGAATGTCTGGTATCAAAAAGACGACGAGATGCGTCAGTTTGCAGATGCGATTGGGACAGGATATGCTAAAGTACATCCTGATACAAATCCAGAAGAAGTGTTAAAATATGTTTCTGTACAAGTGAAAGCTAGGTTTCCTCATAAATTTAAAAATCCTAATCGAGATAATCCAGGTACAGTAGGAACTTCAGATACACAAAATGCACGTAGTGCCTCATCATTCCAATTAACAGAAGATGAAAAACGAGTAATGAATACATTCATTCGTCAAGGTATTATGACTAAAGAAGAGTATCTTTCTGAATTACGAAAGACAAAAGGAGTCTAAGATGACAGCAAGAAGCACACCCCAAAAACGAGTAGTTCGTAAACCCTTATCAGCACGTGGCCCTCTAAACATTACAGGTGAAAAAGACCCTAACTTTCATTATCGTTTTGTTAATGACGTTGGTTCTCGTGTTTATAATTACCAGCAAGCTGGTTATGAAATCGTGACTGACGGTGATTTAACCGTTGGTGATTCTCGTGTTTCAGATGCGTCTGATCTTGGCTCCCCCCGCCGTGTAGTTGGGGATCAAGGTACAACTTCTGTTCTAATGCGTATTCCTAAAGAATACTTTGATGAAGATCAAGCAAAGAAAAATGCTGCTTTAGATGAACAGGACCAGGCCATGAAGCAACAAGCCACTAAGGATTTGGATTATGGAAAACTACAAATCTCTTAGTCTTTTTAATTTAATGGAGATTCTATGGCTAATACGTCTCGAATTAACGGGTTCAAGCCCGTAAAACATTTAAATGGCTCACCATATAATGGTCAAGCCAATTTATATGAGGTTCCATCAACTGAAGCAGTTCCTGTCTTTGTTGGTGATCTTGTAAAACTTTCTGATCAAGCTGCTACTTCACTTTATCCTGCTGTTGAAGCAGTTGTAGGTGCCTCTGCACAGATCGCTGCTGGTCCTATTCTTGGTGCCGTTGTTGGTATCGTGAATAGTAAATTTGATCCAGTTGCTGGTGCTTTATCTTCAGGTTCTATCTCTCTAGATACTCCTGTATATCGTCCAGCATCAACTAAGCAATTTGTACTTGTTTGTGATAATACTGATGTTGTTTATGAAGCAGAAGCTGATGCCTCAGTTGCAGCAACCTCTATTGGTCTTAACGTAGGTGTAGGTGCTTCAGCACATACCAACCCACTGTTAACCGGTGCTTCACCTATGTATGTTTATTCAACTACAGCACCTGATACAACCTCAACACGACCACTACAGATTCTTGGTATCGTGAACCGTCCCAATAATGAAATTGGGACCAACAGTAAAGTTCTAGTACGCATTAACGTCCAGTCATATGGTAGCGTTGGTGTGGCCGGCGTTTAATCTTAAGGAGATAAATTATGTCTGGTGTTATTACTTCTAGCTCCTTTGCCAAACTCTTTAACTAATACCAAGAGAGACTAACAAGTAATTGTTAGGAAAATAAATTCTTTGAATTGCTGGAAACCCCTTAGAGCCATAAATACCTAAGTGTAAAAACTTTATGGATTGGGCAATCAGCAGCTAAGCCGGGAGGCGTGTGATAATGATTATATATAGATGTATTTGTAATATAAATGGAAAGTCCTACATTGGATTAACTCGATTAAGTTTAGAAGAAAGAAAACATAAGCATTGGTTAAATTCTAGAAATCCAAAAAAGAATAATAAACAAGCTTTGTATCTAGCTATAAATAAATATGGTTGGGATAATTTTGAATGGCAAGAATTATGTTCTGCATTAACCTTAAAAGATTTGTCTAATTTAGAAAGAGAATTTATTTCTGAATTTGATAGTTATCATAATGGATATAATAATACCTTTGGAGGATTATCCACAGAGGGATGTAGAAAAGAAGAACAATATATAATCAGATTTCCTGACGGAACTGTACATCTGGTAACAGGATGGAATAAGTTTATTAGAGACCATAATCTAAACGCAGGAAACCTTTGGAGAACATTAAATCCAGTAAAAAGAACCTATGAAATTAAAGGTAGATTTTATACTTATTGGATGAAAAACAAACACACAAAGGGTTACACGCTTCTAGGAAAGTTCAACGACTATCCCGATAGGGAGTACATCCAAATGGATGGAAGTGGAGAACTCCTCAGAAATGAGGATGAAGATATAGTCTGTTCTAATATGAAAATATTAGCTGGTGAAAACCGGATAGAGAATAATAACCTCTATTGAACATTAAAGATGGCCTGGATTAAATGCTATTTATGGGAAAGCCTATAATGACTATCCTGTAGAATGGACTCACCTTTTTGAACAAAACAAATCTGATAAAGCCTATGAAGAAGATGTTGGTCTTTCTGGTCTTGGTCTAGCTATTGTTAAACCTGAAGGTAGCTCAATTACTTATGATACAGAACGCCAAGGTTTCACAACCCGTTACAATCATCTAGTGTATGCCCTTGGCTTTATCATCACTCGTGAAATCTATGAAGATGATCAGTATGGTAAAGTAGGTGCACAAAAAGCTAAAGCTCTTGCACGTTCCCTACGTCAAACTAAGGAAATTGTAGCAGCTAACGTTTATAACCGTGCATTCACTGCTGGTTATACTGGTGGTGATGGTATTGTTCTATTATCAACTGCCCACCTTAACGTAGCTGGTGGTACTTACAGTAACAAGATTGCAACCGATGCTGATATTAGTGAAGCTGCTCTTGAGCAAGCCTCTATTGATATTTCTGGCTATCGCGATGATCGTGGTTTATTAATTGCTGCTAAACCTAAGAAACTAATCATTCCTTATCAACTACAGTTTGAAGTTAAGCGTATTCTTGGTGCAGATGGTCGTGTCGGTACTGACCTAAATGATCCAAACGTTCTTAAGCAATCAAGCATCTATGACCAAGTTGTTGTTAACCATTATCTAGCCTCAACAGGTACAGATGACTGGTTCATCATGACTGATGTTCCAGATGGTATGAAGTACTTTGAACGTCGTGCTGATCAGTTTGAACAGGATAATGACTTTGATACTGAAAACGCTAAGTTTAAGGCAACTGCTCGTTACTCATTTGGTTGGTCAGACCCGAGAGGGCTTTATGGGAGTCAGGGCGCTTAGTCCATCCAATTAATTTTTAAAGTAATTTTTCTGAATAGGAGTAGGAAATATGAATACAATTGCAGATTTAGCTTGGGCTGCTGGAATCATTGATGGTGAAGGTAGTATATTTATTATGAAACAACAACGTAAGGATCGGGAACGAGGTCATAATTATATTTTAAGAATCTCAGTACAAAGTACTGATCCTTATATGACAAAAGAACTTGGTAAATTATTTCCAGATGGAGCAATCTTTTCACAAGATAGATACAAATCTGAAAATTGGAGTGATACTTTAAAATGGCAAGTTAATGGTCGTAGGGCTGTTAATGTATTAAAACAGATACTGCCTTTTATGAGAGTAAAACAAGATCAAGCAAAAATGGCTGTTGATTTTCAAGAAACTACAAAAAAACATTGGAGGCATATGACAACTTTAGATTATGATACCCAAGAAGCTTTTTATTTTAGTTTAAAACAAGCTAAACAAGATTTAAAAATTGGAAAATCTAATTCTTAGAAAGGAATTATTATGCCACAACCAATTCTAGGACCGGCTGGTGTTACTCGTACTACGCCCCCAGCAGTGGAATTTTATCATCAAGTAGTACAGATGGCTACAAGTGCTGGTGACGCTACAGGTTTCGCTGCTTTTGTTCTTCCAAAAGGTTCTATCCCTATCCTTGCGTTAATTGTATCTAGCGGTGCTAACGTAGCTCAAACTCTTAACGTAGGTACTACCCTTGGTGGTACTCAGTTAATTAATGCGGCTACTTGTAATGGTGCTCAAGTTGCAGTAGCAGGAACAGCTGTAGGTGCTCAAATGGGTGCTCTACAAACTGCTGATACATTGTATTACGCTAAGGCTTCGGCACAGCTAACCAATCCAGTAAAGATTGTTATTTCATACTACTTCCCACAACAAGGGATGACTTGGTAAAACCCACAGATGGGATAAGTTTAAAAGGCTTATCCCATTTTCTTTTTATAAGGTTTATTTATGACTCCACAAGTAATTAGTCTAAGTTCTTTAGGGTCTACAGCATGGATACCTGTAGATTATAAACAAAATCCATTTAACATTGGTTTAGCTTGTGTGGTATCAGATACACCAAACTTAACATACCAAGTAGAATTTACATTAGATGATATCTTTAATACCTCTATTACTCCTACAGCATTTACACATAATTTGCTTGTAGGAAAAACAAGTAATTTTTCATCAAATCAAATTGTACCTGTTAGAGCAATTAGATTAACCACTACTGCCTATACAAGTGGTACTGTGACTTTGACAGCTTTACAGGGTGGTGTTAATCCTATAATCTATACACCAAATCCTGTTACATTGTTTCAATCCGGCATCCCGTTCTGGATTCCACCAGGCGATGGTGGTGCAAACGGCTTGAGTTTCACTGGTACTCGTGGGGTTTTCACGCTAAGTGCTGAATCTCCTATGACTAATGCATACCTAGCACTTACAACTGGGGGATATTGCTATCTTCCTGCTGGAGCAGGTGGACTTGTTGCTGGGGGCTGGTATTGGTGTAAGATGACTGCTGCCACTGATGGCGAAGTATTTTCTGAAACCTATTCAGGTTCAGGACAGCCCGATCTAATATCTTCTCCAACAGTTTTACCAGATTTGGCTTCAGGTAGAATTACACAAGAGGTTTTAGAAGTTTATGGCCCCACATTTACACTACCTGGCGGTAGTGTTGGACCTAACGGATATACCTCAATCATGATGAAGTGGCTGATAAACAGCAGCGCCACAGTAAAACGCGTTAGGGTGCGCACCCCAGGTGTAGTTTTGTTCAATACCGGACTCACAACTGCAAACCTCGTTCAATTACTCCGTGCTACACGTTTTAACAGAGGCGTTGAAGATGCCCAAATCGGTAATAGAATGAATTCATCAATCGCTGCCTGGGACGGCAGTGTGGGTGGTTTTAGTATATCTGATGATTTTACTACTCTTGATACTAGAGTAGATCAGACTATCTCATTTACCTTTCATTGTGCTGCAAACACAGATTCCATCATACTATGGCCCTTGCTGTTTGAAGTTATGTACGGAGCTTAAAATGTCAATTATCAAATTCCCCAATACGGCTGCTGGTAAAGCACAAGCCGAGACTACTCTTGATCCTAAGTACATCGCATACAGAACACGCATCACGGTATTCACCAGTGTAGATGTTCCGCCGGCAGAAGCGGTTTTGGATCCTTCTTCTATTATTTTGACATCCCATCAGCTTCATCAAGGAGCATTGGCGATTGGTCAGACACGTCTTAATGAGTTGAAAGCTCTAATAGCATCCCCACCAACTCCTGCAATTGGTCTATATTTGGATAAAAGTAATAAAATCGCCAGAAACCATGCTAGAGTAAATAATGCTAGAACTACTTTAGGATGGACCAATACCCTTATGGATCAGATCTTTGTAAGTGGAAGCGGTCTTGATCCATAATGAAAAATCATTTTGTTTCCGGTGAATGGAACTTAATTTGCGATGTGTGCTCTGTCAAGTACAAAGCACACAAAGCTAAACAACGTTGGGATGGTTTTATAGTATGTCCTAATTGTTATGAACAACGTCACCCACAGGACTTTGTTTTAGCAAAACAGGATAAAATTACTGTCCCTTATATAAGACCACCTAATGATACATTTATAACAGTGCCATATATTTTCTATATAGATGAAGGTTATGTAACTGATGGGTATGTTTAAGGAGTAAATATGGCAACAATTGTAACAAGGGCTGGAAAAGGAACTACTTTAAGTTGGGCTGAAATGGATGCCAATCTTAATAACATTAACTCTAAAATAGAAGAAACAAAATCAGTTAAAGATTTTGGTGCTACTGGTGATGGAGTCTCTGATGATACAGCGGCAATACAAGCAGCTATAACATACATAAATACTGGTAAAGGTTTAGTATATTTTCCTGTTGGTACTTACTTATTTTCAACAACTCTAACATTAACAGAGAATAGTACTGGTCTTGTTGGTGCCGGTTCCGGTAACTGTGCGAATTTAATACCTTCTGTAGCAGCACCTACAACATTAAAATATTCTGGTGTGGGACCAGCTATCAGAGTTAAAGGTATGAATGTTAAATTGGAGGATTTTAGATTAACCTCAGACACAACTAGAGCTTCTTTATCTTTTGATATAACAAAACCTGGTATTAGGATTGAAGCTGAGGATACAGCTTCTGCTAGATGTGATAGATGCCAAATAAACAATGTTAGAATAGACTCACAACCTGGTGATGGTATCTTAACTGTTGGTCCAATTACAGCAACACAGATTAATGATTGTGATGTTATTTCTGTAAAAGGTTTTGGTATGCGTTTAGATGCTGGTAATTATACAGGATTGACTAGAACAAATACACACTATCCAGGACTTGTTGATATTACTCGTTGTAGAACATATTTTTGTGGTGGGCATGGGATTGCTATATCTAACCCATCAACAACAGTACAAAATAATATGGGTATTCGTATTAACATAAACCAACTTGATAGTTTTGGCAATGGTGAAACTACAGGTATTATGTATGCAGCAGGTGATGGTAACTTCTACGATACTTGGATTTTTGGTGAACAGATTAATATTAATACCTGTGGTATTGCTGGGTCAAAAGGTGTAGCAATGACTGTTGAGCAACTCGGCGGTATATATGTTGCAGGTAGAGATATTTCTATAAATAACTGTAGATTAATTGAAACTAAACAACCTATTTATTGGGGTTACTTTGCGGCACAGCCAAGTACAGGACTTGAGGTTAATTTAATTCGATTATATAATAGCACCTTAACTCATGCAGAAATGGTTAAATTACAATCAATTTCTGCTGTTGGTTTACGAGTATCATATGATCATAGAGACCATTTAACTTTAGCTGCTACTAAAGATTTTAGTAATGTTCCAACAGATGTTCAAGTATTTTATAGAGGTTCTGGAGAGAATGTAAATTCTATTTTTGGTACAGGTTCTGTAGTAACTCTTGCTGATGATGCTGTATACACAATACCAATAACAAATGCAGAAGCACTAAAACCACAACAAGGTGTGTTTATTATTACACCAACCGCTGTTTCTGTAGGAGGTGGTGTATTTCATGTAAGACTAGCTGCAACAACACCTGTTGCTACTAAATGGGCCGGAGAATCTGCTACAGTAGCGTTTGGTGCTGGTGGAGCATTGTCAGGTACAACTGGAACAGATGGAAATTTAACAATCTCTTGTAGTAACACAGCTATTTATGTTGAAAATAGACGTGGTTTCTCTATAACTTTTACCTATCAGATTTTATCTATGGCACATAATGCTTCTTTAGGAACACCTTTTTAATTATGAGTGATTTACATTTTCCTAAAGAAAGACGACAGGATTATTTAAATGTAGAAGAGCATTTAAAAGCAATAGATGCTAGATTAGAATTAATGCAAGAAGTTCTAACTACTCATATCAAAGATGAATCTGATCTAACACCAATCGTTAAAGAGTTAGTAGATGCTTGGAAAGCTGCAGGATTTTTATTTAATTTTGTTAAGTGGGTTGGTATTATTGCTGGAGCTTTTACAGCCGCGATAGCTTTACTAAAGGGACATAAACCATGAGTACTTCAGGATCAACAAATTTTACTACGTCACGGGATGAAATTGTAACTAGAGCATTAGCTTTACTTGGAGTTATTCCAGGATCTAGTGTAACATCTACTAGTACAGATGCTTATTTAGTATTGAACACTCTTGTAAAAGCTTGGATGGCTGATGGATTACAATTATGGGCTATTACATCATATAATGTTCCTTTAACTAATGCTACAAATCAATACTCTATTGGATTAGGACAAACAATAAATATACCTAAACCGTTAAAAATTATTCAAGCTTATAATAGAAATATAAATACAAATATAGATATACCCATGCGGATTTTGACTAGGCAGGAGTATAATATGCTGGGCAATAAATCTGTATCTGGTAATCCAATACAATTATATTATCAGCCACAAAGAAATTATGGTGACATGTTTGTATTCCCAACACCAACCACAGTGGAGGCTGCTGCTAATAGAATTGTAATTCATTATCAAAGACCTTTTGAAGATTTTGATTCAGGAACAGATGAACCTGATTTTCCTCAAGAATGGTTTGATGCTTTAGCTTATGGATTAGCCTGTAGACTAGCTCCCACTTATGGTATCCCACTACAGGATAGAAAACAACTTTGGAATGAAATGACTATCATAAAACAAGAGGCTATGAACTTTGGTCTAGAAGAAGGTAGTATGTTCTTCCAGAGAGATCTTCGTAATTGGTGAATATATGGATACACCATTATCTTTAGAGCAAATTGCTGATACTATAAACAGAGCTAAGATTGGTAATCAAAAACATAAAAATGAATTAATGCGTTTGGGTACAAGTGATCCAACATCATTTAAAGCTCAGTTTAGTAATCAATTACAAGAACAACAACAACCATCTGAGTTTTGGGGTGCTGGTAGAAAACTAGCACAAAACCAAAATCCTGATGAAGAGATTAATAATTATGTTGGGGATGCTTTACCAACATTAGGAGGTGATAGGTATTATTACGGAAATATTGATTATTCAATTCCCGAGAATATACAATCTTCTATTACAGATGCGGGGTTTAAACCAACAAGCTCCACAATTAATCCTACTCTGTATAATTTATTTGGTAATAATACTCCAATAACAAAATTTAGAAATCAGGAATATTACAAAGGAGATATTGATCCAAGTAAAGGACAATTTGGAATACAAGGTTATAATCAACAAGACATAGGTGATGGACGTTATAATATCTTAGATCAAGGAGGTAATTCTTTAGGAGTTGGTTATAAAGGTTTAGAAGATGCTATTAAAGAATTAGTAAAAACACAGAAACAAAACACTCCTGTTAGTTCTGTTATTGACTGGGATATGCAGGGAGGACTACCTTTACCAACACCAGATACTTATAATAACACATCACCGTATTCTGCTGGTGATTTAGATAAGTGGGAAGTGCTTGGTCAAGTCTTGTCTGGACAACCTATACCATCAGATGCGACAAGTGACAGATCCTCTTTAGCAATGTCTGGAAATAATTTACAAGAACAAATCACAGGTTTAAATACTCTATTTGGTTCAACCCCTGTTATCTACAATAATGAGTTAAGGGGTTACACAATGGATCCAACTCCTGCAGACGAATCTATGTTGGGTTATGTAAATCCACAAACTATTCTTAGAGAAGATAAAAGTGGTAATACACAATTTAATTATGCTTTACAAAGACAATATAATGATCTAGATACTTGGAAAAACTTAACAAAAAATATAGATTCTAATAATCTATTCGTTCCTAAAGAAAATGCTGAGAATTTACCTGGATGGACTAATGTAGATAATTCACAATATAATCATACAAGTGATGGTATAATGCCCACGGCAGCAAAAGTTATTGGTACTGTGTTACAATTTACACCATTGGCTCCTTTAGGTCTCGCTATAAGTACATTAGCATCCTTGACTCAAGGAAATCATTTAGGTGGTATTTTAGGAGCAGTCACAGGAGGTTTAGGACAGGCGGGTGCTTTGGATAAACTTGGGAACTCTTTAGGAGATTCTTTAGGTTTAGGAAAAGATATTGGTAAGTATTTTGTTAAAGGCGGTTTAGGAGCTGCATCAGGATTAGCTCAGGGCGGAGGAATAAAGCAAGCATTGTTAGGAGGTCTTGGTGCAGGTTTAGGAGATTATCTTGGGGATACTGCTGCGGGTGGTTTATCTGATATATTAGGTAAGACCGGTTCTAAGATGGCTGGAGCAGGTGTTAGTGGAGCTTTAAAAAGTATATTTAATAGAGGTAATCCTCTTGAGGGGGCAGTAGCTGGTGGACTATCTTCTGGTTTAGGTGATTTCCTTAGCACAATGACAAACAATACTGGTGAGAATATTGATTCTAGAAGAACAAAATCTTATGACGATCTTGGTAAAGTTATAACAAATATTGCTAGACAACAATATAAACGGAGAAAATAATGGCTACACGACAAGGTGATCGAGGAACAGTACAAAAAGTAAAGTTACCTTTCTTTGGATCAACCTCAAATAGAGGTACTGATCCCGACAAAGACCAAAGATTTGTTAATTGTTTTCCTGAATCTAGAAAAGTTGATCAAACTGAAATAACAAAAGCTTGGTTAGTTAAACGTCCTGGTATAACCTTCTATAAACAATTTGATCCTGATGGTTATGAATCAAGAGGTATTATAGAATTTAATGATAAACTTTATGCTGCATATGGATCAGAGATATTTGAAGATGGACCAATAGGAGGAGGTGGAGTTCCTGCTTCAGTAATATCAATGACAACCTCAACAGGTCCTGTTGGATTTTGTTTAGGAAACTCTTCTGTTATAGGAGATTATTTATTTATTTGTGATGGTGTTGAAGGTTGGATCATAGAAACTACAGGAGCAGTTACACAAATAACTGATCTAGATTTTCCAACTCCACATTCACCTACTCCTGTATTCTTAGATGGATATATTGTTCTAGCAAAAGATTCTGATATATTTAATTGTGTTGTAGATGATCCTCTCTCATGGGATGCAACTAATTTTGTATCTGCTGAAAGTTTCCCTGATGCTATACTTGCATTAGCTAGACAGAATAATCAGATAGTAGCATTTGGGTCAGAGTCAACAGAGTTCTTCTATAATGCAGCTAACGCTAGTGGCTCTCCATTTAATAGAAATGAATCTGCATTAATACAAGTAGGTACTGCTGCTCCATACTCAATAACACAAACAGAACGTTATTGTACCTTTATTGGATCATCTTTCTCAGGAGGACATGCTTTTTGGATAATCGAGGGATTCACTCCAAAACGAGTATCTGATGAACATATAGAAAGATTAATTAATTCTGAAACAAATACTGTAGGTATTCGTGGATATTGTGTTAGAATATCTGGACATATGTTTTATGTACTAAATCTGCCAACAGCAGATAGAACTCTTGTATATGATCCAGATGAGAAGTTATGGCATGAATGGTCAACAGGGGAAAGCTCTGGTGTTTTTGGAAATAGATTTGTAATTGATTATGCTAATGATGGAGATAATGGTTATTTCTATGGACAGGTTAGTAATAACGGTAATGTATGCTATTTTGATGTAACTGCTGGAGCAGATTCTCCATCATTTGATTTTGGACCATCTCCTCAGCTAACATCTATTGATGTGTTAATAAGAACAAATCGTATAGATATGGACACAACTTATAGAAAACGATTACATTCTTTAAGAATATTCATGGATAAAACATCTACTTTTGATCAGAGTACTTTAAGTATATCTATGTCTGATGATGATTATATAAGTTTTTCTGGAGGAACTAATTATTTAGTTTATACAGATTTAGACACTCCTCCTGTATTATATAGACTAGGTGAGTTTAGACGTAGATCATTTGAATTTATACATTATGGACAATCTGTTGGAACGAGATATGAAGCAATGGAATTATGTTATACTGAAGGAATATCCTAATGGCTGGATTACCACCACCACCAATTCAAGATAAACCAGGTTCTTTTACTTGGTTAGAATGGTATAGACAATTAAGAGAATATGTTTCAACATCTGGATCAGTTCCTTGGTATATAATTAATTTTGCTGGCTCTAATATAACAGATATTGCTTTAAGGGATCATGATCAATTGCAGAATGTGCAAGGTGGTACTGCTGGGGAGCATAATCATTTAACAGATGCTGAGTATACACAAATACAGGACAATTTTCATAACTCAACTGTTGGTATACAAGGTGGTACTTCTGGTGAATATTATCATCTAACTAATACAGAACACACAGCTTTAACCAATTCTACACAAAGTACATGGACACCTACGTTTACTAATCTTACAGTAGTTCCAGGTACTGGTGCTGCTTCTTATGCTGGTAGGTATTCTAGAATTGGTAGAACAGTCTTTTTCACTGTTAAAATATCTTGTACTGGTACGGCTACAACAGCAGCAACAGCAGGTACTACTTACTGTAATTTACCTATAGCAGCATCTCAAGATGATTCTGTTACCACAGTAAATAAAACAACATTACTTGGTATAGGTACTGGTGTATTAGACTCAACAAACGATCGTTGTTATCCATCCTCATGGACAGCAACTGGTAATACAATAATAATTTCTGGTAAATATGAGGTTTAAACATGGACGAATACGACGACTATTACTTTGATGATGCTATGCAAGGTAGTGAAGGAGGGTTTGGTGGATATGGTGATGAGTTATATCAAGACCCTACAATTAATGCAGGACAAAACACAGATTACAATTATTTTGATCAGAACCCATCTTTTGGCGATAATATCCAAGGTTTATTTGGTATAGGGAATGAGGGTATTTTAGGCAATAGTCAGATGCCTAATTTTGGTGGTGTTGATTTTGGGTCAGGATTACCACAAGGTAATATACCACAACAACAACAATCTTATGGAGATATGTTTACAAAACTACTTGGTGGTTTGGGGAATATGTTTGCACCACAAAACCAAAAGAAAGCATCTTCTGTTTTAGGAGCTTTACTGGAAGGTTATCAGAATAAACAAAACTCTGCTAGTACTAGAAATATAATCCAACAGCAGCAGCAACAGGCTGATCCTTTTGGTTCTCAAAGACCTTATTATCAGCAGCAACTACAACAATCTGTTGCTGATCCTTATGGTTCTAAGATTGTTCAGGATCAAGTTTCGGCATTAAAGAGAGCACAGGATATTAAGAATGCGGCTGCTGGACGTAGAAGTAATAGTGCTACTACCGATCCTGAGTTACTTAAAGCGATGGCTGATATAGCTATGAAATATCAACAGAGTTTATATCAACCTGCTGGTGCTGGAATCTCTCCAAATATGGTAGGAACTCAGGGACTTATTGATGCTAATAAACAGAATACTCAGGGATATATCAGTCCATTGTTATCTGCTTTAGGGTATAATGTAGGAAGTAATACTAATCAGGGTAATACAGATCAAGCCTTAGCTAATTTTGTTAAGATTATGAGTACTATAAATAAAGGACAATAAATGACACCTATTTCTACAGGTTATCAACCTCAATTTGGTTTAGGTGCTTTATATCAAGGTTTTAATACAGCTAATGCTGATAGATTAAATGAAGAGGAAGTATTAAAAGCCTTTTTACAAAATCAAAAAGAACAGAATGAAGCCCCCTTAAACCAAATTATAAAAACATGGGAAGCTAAACAAGCTCAAGGCAAGATGGATGATCCTGAATATCTTCCAAAATCATTAGAAGGCTATAAAGGACAAATGAATTCTCAGATTGCTGCTGGTAATAAAGGTATGCGTACTTGGGAATCAGATGCTGATGTCACTGTTCAAGGTAATAAAAACAAATTCTTTATGGGTAAACTTCTAGAAGATTGGAATAATGCTAGACTTACTGAAGAACTTACAAGTCCAGAAAATTCTATTGGTTTTGATATGTCTCCTAAAGCCCAATTAAATGGTCAGTGGGGTGGTGAGGGTTTACAAAAAGGCAGACCAACATGGAGTGGTCCAAATCCTCCAGAAAGGGAATTAAGAAATTGGTCAGATTGGGGAAATAATCAACTACCTAATATAGCAAAACAATCTGATATGCTTAAATCTTTTGGTGTTGATTCTCCTACACAACCAACCCCAACTAATGTTTTTGATACATTTAAAAAACCTAATGTTGATAAACTTCAGAACATTCTTGTAAATACGCCAGAACAATTACAAAAACTAGCACAAATTCAAGCTAAAGGTGATGAAGCTTTACAACTTCAAGGTTTACGTAATGAAAGTGCATTAGCTGTCGCAATGCAAAGATTACAGGACAAATCTGGTAAGCCTTTGAGTATGAAAGATACTATTGCTAAAGCTGCTAGAATTATTCATGGTCTAGAACCTGGGGATGTCGAAGCTGCACGTATGGTTATGCGGGAACTTGAGAACTCACAATTAAGGAGTAATCCTGCTGGATATGCTCCCGGCGGAATTAATTTACAAGGAACACAAGAGTCTGGTAAATATCAGACATTCCCTAGTCCTGTTCAACAATCTGGAGCATTGAATATACAAGGTATACTACCTTCTATTAATAGTGCCCCTACTGGAACACTAAGTGACGGAACTAAGTTTACAGTGAAAAATAACAAATAAAGGAATATATGTATGGGTTATGATGTAACATTTGATTCTGGTGAGACGATTACATTTGATCGTGAACCTACACAACAAAATATTGAAGAAGCTTACCAGCAGATAAGTGCTAATAAACAACCTAAACAACAACAATCCTTAGTCAACAAGATTCCTGGATTGGAGAATTCTGTTCCTCATAGAGATATATGGGAAGGTAAAGAATACCCTAATGCATCTTTAACAGATCCAGAATACTGGAAAAGTGCTTCTAAAGACATCATAGAATCAGCAACTGCACCTATTGAAACAGGAATATCAATAGGTACTGGATTAACTTCTGGTATGGCTGGTGGAATACTTGGTGGCTTTAATAGATTGTTTAATGATGGTAATTTTCCTAAGGGTATGCATGAAGGTGCTGAATTATTTACATACCAACCTAGAAGTGAGTTAGCACAAAACATGACTTCTACTTCTGGTGAGCATCTACGAAGAGTTTTAGAACCAATGCAGGGTCATGTGACTGGCTTTGATATTCCACAAGCTGTTGGAAAGGGTGTTAAATCTCCTAAACTTCTTAATGAGAAACAACCTGGTGTAAATATAACACAATCTCTAGAAGCAGCAAATAAACAATATGCTGAAACTAAGATTCTACAAATAGAAAGACAAGAAAAAGAATTACAGCAAAGTATAACTGATGGTACTGCTTCTCCAGAAATGCTTAAGGAAGCTGAAAGACTTTATCAAGAAAGAATACAACTACAAAGATCAATGGGTGTAAAACCGAATGATCCTAGATCTATTCATGAAGAATTAGTAAGAGAACAAAAAGATCTAGAACGTCAGATTAGGGACACTAAACATAAATTAAATACAGAGCCTATTACTGATGATCTTATTAATTTGTATGATGATTTATCTACTAAACTAGAAGAGAATAAAAAAGCATTAGGTGAGAGTAGTTACAAACCACAACATGATGATACTATGTATCAGATGACTCTTCATGATATTGCTGATGCTAGAATTGCTCAAGCATCTCAAGAGAAGGTAATAGCCTCTCAGTATCTTCAAGAAGCAAGAGAAAAACTCTCTGTGCTAGATAGAAATGATCCTAAGAATTCTTCTATGATTGAAGCCTTAGAGAAAGAGATTGCTGCTTATAGAGAGCAGTTAAATATAGCTCCAAAAGCCACAGAAAGGCCCCTAGAAGCTCCTAAAACTGAAGAGGTGTTACCTACCCCTAAGCCAGCAGAAAAAAGCCTCTCTATGAAGGAAGTGGATGACATTATGATAGGATTTAATAAAGAGAGAAACACTCTTTATGATAATGCTGGTTCACATACTGATTGGGATATTGTTAGAGAGATTGAGGGTTTAAAACGACAATTAGCTGAGGAAGAAGCAATTATTGGTCTTACTCGTAATGATGATGGTAGTTATTCTTTTAATAAAGCAGAACCAAAAGGACCACAATATCCTTTAGGTCATCCTGAACTTAATAAAGCTACACAACGTCAACTTAGTATATATGAATCTATAGAGGAGAGAATTCTCAATAAACTAAAACAGTTTGAAGAGTCTAGAGCTACTGGTGGTTCTCATGATAATGATGTTGAATTGGCTTTAAGAAAACAAAAAGAATCCATAAGTGAGAAGATTGATAATTTATTAGAATTTCAGCAAAAATCCTTAGATGCCGATTATGTTCCTAAACCAGAAAAACCTATTACTCCTGAACAATTAAATAAATTCAAGAAAAATATAGCTAATCGAATTATAGGTTTACGTAAACGTATTAGTAATATTGAAAACACTGGTCCTATCTCTGAAAGTGGTAAAAAATCTATTAGTAGAATGAAAGACCAAGTTACACAATTGATGAAGTCTTTAGATGATATTGATGCTAAGTACAAAGCACAACAAGAAGCTGCTAAACCTGTAGATGAACTACCAACAATCAATCCTGAATTATTACAGGATGAACCTGTTCGTATCAACAAATATGAATCTATTGATGATATCATTCATGGTTCAGAGCATGTAGCTCAAGATTTTGTAGATAATCCCCATCTATTTACACCATCTACAAAATGGTCAGATGTGCATGTTGATACTAGATTGACAACAGAATTCCCTCATTTCCAAAAAGTTGTTGATACATATATGACTGGTACAGGATTAGGTAAAGATAAAATCTATATTGTTATGGGGGATAATACAGAAGTTAAGTTCAGTGGTAATACTTCTATTATTTATCTAGATACCAAGTCTCTTGGCAAGGCGGGGGATTTTTATAGGAAGCATCAAAGATTACAGAAGTTTTTAGATGGTGTTAGTAATGATACTTTTAATAACATTACCTTAGCTATAAATCTAGGTCATGAGATGGGTCATATTGTTTTTACCAAATGGCTACAATCTGGTAAGGTAACAGGAGAGGAATTCTTTAAGATTGTTAACGGTTTTGATGCTTGGCAAAAGAAGAATAATATTGAACCCTTCTCTTTTATAAACAGTCATAGACCTGATGTTTATGCGAAGTACCATTCTTTTTTCGATGAGTATTTTGCTGAACGGGTATCTGAGTCACTAATGAAGGATCATCTATTAACTGCATTTTCTGATAAACGATTTAGTATTGTTAAACAGATTACTAATCTTGTTAATAACATGACTTCTACTCTTAGAACAATGGGATTGAAATTAACAGGTGAGCATTATAGACCTGATATTGTTAATACTATTCTAAGTAAAAATAAAGAAGAGATTCAAAAGACAGGTAGAACTATTTGGGATGTTTGGGATACGGAGAGAAATGATAAATTAATCTTAGATAATCCTAAGCTATATCCATTCTCTAATAAAACAATGGGAGATATCTATAGGAATCCTTATGAGATTTACAAGGATGTGCCAGAGTTATTAAATCAAGGTATTTCTGAACAACTACCGTGGACTCGGAACCAAGGTGCTATGCCTAACTTAGCTAACTTTTCTGTTAAGGTTTTAGATGCTATTGGTAACAGTGGTCCTTGGTTAGCTAGAAAGATGTTTGGTAAAACCACATTAGCTCAAATATTTAAGAATGACCCTGTTATACAATCAGCTCATAGTAAAATTAGAGATGCTGAATATGAAGCTTCTTTTATAGCTAATAAAATCTTATTTGGAGATATACAAAGACCACAATGGGATAGTTCTGGATTCTGGCAGAAGTTTTCTAAGATAAAAAATCCTGATTCTTATTACATGGTTAGTAAGAATATGACTAATGTAGAATCCAAGAATATACACGATGTATTCAAACAAGGATTTGATAATGGTATGGAATATGCAGATACTCTTAGACTTTTCGGACAGCATTTATCAGCACAAGAAAAACAATACTTCAATGTTCTTGCCAAAGCTTTTAAAGAACAGTATGATGCAATCCTTGCTTTAGAGCGTAGATTGCGAAAGAAAAATAATATTGCTTATAGACCAGGATGGTATCCTGCTGTAAGACAAGGAGATTTCTTTTCTACGATTAGTGTTAATGGTAATACTATCCATAGACAGCATTTTGAAACTAAAGTAGCTGCAGAGGCTTGGGCTAAAGAGATGGAAGGTAATTTACCCAACAATCAATATACTGTTGGCCCTGTTGAGAACAGATTAGATGGACCACAACATCCCGGTGTGACTGAGATTGTTGATATTTATACAGATTTTGCTATGAATAAGTATGGTCAAAATCTAGCACCAATAGCAGATGACTTGAAATTAAAAATGGCGCAAAGAGGTGGTGTTTTTGGACAACATCATTTACATAGAGATAATTTGTCTGGTTACAAAGGTAACGAGCTTGGCAGATCTGCAGAAGAGCTTGGACATAGTTTTAAACAAGCATTGAATAGTAACATCCAAGAATTTCAATCTTCTTATAGAAGTATGAAGATTCGTCATGATGTTGATCCTATGATTAATGTGGGAACTTTAAGAGTAGATTATCCACAATCATGGGCAGCTATTAATCAAATGCGTGACTCTGCTTTAAACGTTAATAAAAACAATGTTAAAGCTTTTGATGATGCTGTATATGAGGGAGTAGATAGGATAGCTAAAGGTATATATGAAGCAGCTAATCCTGGAAAAACATTCTCACCTAATGAAGCTGTGTATAAGACCATACAGAATAACCTAATTGGTGCTTTCTATTTAATTAAAGTTCTGCCTTCTTTAAGTATGTTTGTTACGCAGTTATTATCTCCGTTAAGTGCATTAAGATTAGGTGCTTATGATGGTGGTTTTAAATCAATGAAGAACTTTGGTAAAGGTTTGTATAGTTTTGTAACCAAAGATGCTGATTTGATGAAAGCTTTACATGAAGTTACCCAAACTACTGATGTTATTGAACCACAATTTATTAAGACTCTTCACTTACAGGGAGAGAATAAAGTCCTAGAGTGGTTAAAGGATTGGGTTGCTATGAGAAAACCACAGGAAGCTGCTGATACTTTGTCTAGAACTCTTACCTTTTCTTATCTGTTTGAGCATTATAAAGACTTAGGTAATGTCTATGCTGTAGCAAGAGATAAAGCTTTAGAAGGTGTGGATGCTACTATGGCTGCATATACTAGAGGAGAAACAGCACCAATGTTTCATAATCTTGGTGGTATTATTGGTGAAAGTATGCGTCCATTACAAACATATGGTCAGATGACTGTTGGTAATTTGGTTGCTGATATGAAACACATGGTACAGAATCCAACTAAGGCAAAAGCCTATGCCCCTTTTATTATGTCAGGATTAGTCTCAACATTAATGGGTGGAGCTATCAGTGGAGCAATTATGACTCAATACGAAACAACAAGAAAATTATTGATGTCTATCAATCCACAATGGGAATTACCATCTCTATTAGATTTGATTCAAAAGGGTGTAGTTCAAGTAGATGATGTTGTTGAAGATCCTGATGCTCTTACAAAACTAATAGCTTATGGTATCCCATCAGCAGTAACAGGAGTTGATATTGGTGCTTCTGCTAGAACTACTGAGACTCTTCCTGGAAACTTACTTACTATCCTTTTAGCAGCAGTTGAAGGAGATAGTATGGCTTATGATGCTTCTAATGCTATAGCTAGATTATTCCCAATACACAATAATGCTTTGCAGATGACTCATGGTGCTGCTGTACTAGGTAAAAAGGTTATAGGCGGTAATGTACTTGATTCAGAATTAAAACAAGCTATTACTGATGTGTCTATGCGTGGTCCTATGAAAAATGCTCTTATGGAAATCACAGGAGCTAACAAGACTACTGTTATGGGTGAAAAGACCAATATGATTGCTCAAGGTAAAGAAAGTAAAGCTTTAATGCCTGAAGGACCTGAAGAAAAAGTAGCTCATTGGATGGGTAATTTAAGTACTGAAGAACGTTATAAGACAGATGACAATCTAACTAGAACATTTAAAGATAGAGTTATTAATGGTAGAGTTAAAAGACTCTATGCTTTATATAATGAGAATCCTAAACCTAAGTACTTAGATGAGCTTATTGAACTTGGTGTTGTTGATAAGAACATTAAGAGTCAGTTAGAAACTCGTGCATTTAATGCTCTAGTTGATCAGGATATTAGATATATTACTTCTAAGAGTGGTAAGGTAGCTAATACTCCAACTAATGCTAGAAAAGTTCAAAGTCTATTTAATTTCGGAAAATAAAAGAAAAGCCCCCAATTGGGGGCTTTGTTTTATTAACGTACAACTAATTGTCTGATAAATACAAATCTAATAATACCTAGATCAAGAGCACAGGAGAACAGTGTTTTTGTTAAATGTGGAAATTCTATACCAATAGAAAAACCTGTTATTAGATTAATAATAAAGATTTTTCTATATTCCACACGTTCCTCCTTTACCACCTATTAAACAGATATCATTCTCTTCAAATGTAACCCCTTTATGTTTAATAGCTTCATAGTAATCTACTTCTGTAAGGGGTTGACCTCCTCTACTTCCATCTGGGTAACATGTAAATCCCCGCAAACGTGGGGCATACTTTGAAAGAGTATCTGCAAACCGCGCAACATCCGATTCAGAGTTACCACGACTGCCCCACGATGGCAGATTGATGGTGGACGAAATTGACATGTCAACGTAATCTTGAATGTCTGCTTGGAACTTGATGCGTTTTTCGTAGTCATGACTTAATTTATAAGCTGTATCAATGTTGTTAGGATCTAATCCATATTGTTGAATTAGAATGTTAGCAGTGGTATCAACAACGTACTCGTATTTCCACTTTGTTCCATCAGTAAGATAACGACGTTTGTAAGCAACTGCAAACAGTGGTTCAATACCTGTAGTTGTTCCCAGTATTGTTATCGTTAGGCTCTTTATCCTAACTTCTATATGTTTCCATATAGCTCAGACTATATCATCAACCGTTGAAGTAGTAGTTATTTGTTAACCAAACACTTTCTTCTTCACTCGGTTGTTGGGCGCTCTTGGGGAGGTTATTGGTAGCTTCCGCACTCCCTAGTCGTTGCTCCTTCGTAGATACTAAATTAGCATTCTCTACGCTTGGATCAGGATTGTCATGTTTATCTAACAGAAGTTTACTCCAATACAGAAGTTCTTCTAACGATAAATTTAGGTTTTCCCTGAATTCACCCAATTCATTTCACTAATTACTTAGTGAACGGCCAGATTTTGTTTAGCAAGGATACCGATTGTCCCTGTTGGGGCAATTGCTCTATAAGCAAGTGGCTGTGAGATAAACAAGTGCTTACAGTGCTCATTAGCTGCTCGTTCAGATTCATCTTTATATACCTTTAACCATGTGTGAAGTTCAGGAGTTACTACATATCCTTCACCTCGTTGGAGTAGCCAGGAATGGATACCCATAAGCCCCAATCCAAGTCTGCGATTCTTTTCACGTACTTTGTACACCTTTTCATATGGTAAATCGGCACGTAATGTCCCGCACACCAGGAATTTGGTTGCAAGAGTGATAACGGATTTGAACTCCTCCAAACTAATAATGTTACTGATATTAACAGAGCCCAAATTGCATACGTCAGAATCATCTTCTGATGTAACTTCTGTACACGCATTTCTAAGTGTTTCATTTTGTTTATCACCAAAGTTAAAACTAAAGCCAGGTTCACCTGTTTTTAAGGCTTGTTTACAATTTTCAAGAAAGACAGGATTATTAGGATCAAATCCCCAAGCATCATCATAATTAACAGAGATGTTAGTCATGTCTAATGGTGCTGGAAAGTTAAAATCCTCTGTCTTTATATTACGTATCTGAGGAGTCCAATTTTTTGCTTTGAGAAAGTCGTAGATGTCTTCGTGCTGCCAATTGAGTGATGCATATATAGCAGACCTGCGTGAGCCCCCTTGCATAACTCCACGACCAACTTCGTTTATCATCTGCATCAGTGGTATTGGCCCTGAAGATAAGCCACCAGTACGACTTAATGGTTTCCCTGAAGGACGTAGTATGCTGTAGTCTATTCCAATGCCACCACCAGTCATGAGACAACTGACTGCTCTTTGTGTCAAATCTGCCCATTCTTCCCTTGTATCATGTTCTGCTCTTAACAGATAACAATTATTAAAGTATTGATTCTTTCTACCAGCATACCATAAGTAACGACCACCTGGAATAAACTTAAATTCTTTAATGTATTGAGTTAATTGTTGTCTATCATCTTTAGACATTAAAGCATTATGTTTTCCCCAATTACCACAAACATGATCAACAACTCTTTCAGCTAGTGCTCCCCAAGTATCATCTGGTCCTTGTGCATACTTAGTTCTAAAGATGGTTTCACTAAATGAATTATTAAAATAGGATTTATGCACTATTTTTATAATCCCTTACTGCTATTACCCATTCATTATTTTTAATTTTATTTAACATATCTTTTTTTATTCTTCTTTCTTTATGTTTTTCTTTTAATTTGGGATCTTGTTTTTCTTTATCCCTGATAGGCATTATCATCGTCAGTATCTTCTAAATCAGCTTGGAAGTATTCAATCTTCTCTTCTATTTTATCTTTAAATTTTAATACCAAATCCTCACTACTAATATCTAAAATCTCCATCAATGTTATTTCATCAATTTTAATTAGATCTTCACAAATTTCTTCAAATGTTTTCATACTGTGTTCATCACTACTCCCCATGTCTCTGGAAACTTCTGTTCAATATATTTAGCTATTTCTTTTACTACATCTTGTGTTTCTTTTTGTGTATGTGGATCCAGACGTAGCTTACATATTCTAAGAAAAGCATACAGAGATCCTGTCCAGATCCATTCTGTCATCATATTTTGTGGAAGAATCATTCTAGCTTGTTCTGGACAAAGCCCATCCTTAATTAATATATTATAAATTTCAAGATTCTTTACATAAGTATGTTTTAACCATATATTTAGATTATATAAAGGTTGATTAGGATCAAAGATTCCTTCACTACCCTGTTTAGTATTTTTAGGTCTTTCTCGCCATTCTTTTGGAAAAAAGAATTCTGGTTCATCATCTACATATCTACGAGAAACCTCATTCCAAACAAGACCTACTTGATGTTTACCTAATTGTCTAGCTATAAAGATAGGTGCTTTAATTCTAAAAGATAAACTGGTATGAGCAAATGGTGTCCAATGATTATGTGTATAAAGATATTTAATAAGTTTAATATCTTTTTCAGATAAATATTCTACTGTAGGATCATCATCATCATACAGAAACTGACTTTCTTTGTCAAAGGAAACTCTAGCAGCATTAACAATAGAAAGATCAGTTCCCATAGAATCAATTAAAGTTACTTCACACTTAGCTATTTTCATACTGTTCTAATGTTGTAATAGGATTACCATCTTTGTCACAGATAATTTCTACCTCTGTACTAGCTCCGATATGCACAACATCCCCTGTTAAGGGATGTGTACAGAAAGAATACATACCATCTATATTGTGAAATTTTAGATCTGTGAAAAGCCTTTGACCGATTGGTGGTGTACATACTTCAGTATTATAAATACGTATGAACGAACCTTTAGGTACATTATATAATTTCATTACCTTGAATCTCCTGATCCTTTTATAGTATCTTTAGCTAGACGTTCTGTCAATTTGACGTGATTCCAACGTAGTACTGTTTCAAAATCATATCCTAAAGCTTCTGCTAGACGTGCAATGTACCAACATACATCACCAAGCTCATCTCCAATTTTTCTAGGCTCATAAGTACCATCACGGATTAGTTTTTTAATCTTACCAGCAACTTCACCAGCTTCTGATGCTAATCCTAAACCAAGATAAACTAATTCCCTGTTATCTCCTGTCCCCGCACCCGGATAAATAGCAGTGTCAATAGTTAATTTTTGATATTCATTTGCGTTCATTCATTTCTCCGAAAAGGGATAAGGATGAAAAATTGAGTTTTCTGTATCTTTAATTGATTGATTAAAATTAGTTCTAATGATTTCTAAAGCAAGTAAATCTTTTTTATTTTCCTCTCGTTTTAGAAGCTCTGTTCTTAAATAAACAACAGCATCTAATAATTCTTCATAGGTTTCCCATAGAAAATCTTTTTCAGTTTTTGTAGTTAAAGGGACACCATATTCTTTCATACCTGTTTTATTTCTTTTCTTCATGTCTTTAATGACATATTTCCAACTATTTTTAGCCATATTTTTTCTTTAAATAACCTAACGACACAAACATTTCATCAAAAGAACCATTATCTACCTCATTTAACATAATAAGTCCTCTCCAGTGATTATTTGTTTGTTTGTTTAAATAACCTTCTTGGTGTTCATAACAACTTCCTGCGATGATACATGTGATGTTTGTTCCATCAGCCTTCTTTCCGTAGGCAACCTGTCTGCCCTGTTGATGACCAGCAATACAAGACATGTGTAATTTACTAACCATACAAGAAGCAGAAGATATAGGCCGACCTAAAAGACCGGAAGGGAAGTAATGACAATAAGCTATATTATCTATAACAACAGGAGATAAGAATTCATGCACTTCCCATTTCTCATAAGGTAGATCTGTATATGAGATTAACCCTTCAAGTTTTGGATCATTGTTAATGGCACATTCAATTCTTTGTTCGTGATTCCCCAAGGTGAGAACGAGTCTTGGTTTATATTGCTTTTCTTTATTTTTCTTTTTAAGTAAGTTGAAATTAACCAAAGGCGCAAGTAACAGATCCATTCCTCTCTGTGCTGCATCTATATCCTTTACATATCGTTGTCCCTCAAAGGACTTCTTACCTACATCATAAGATGATAGAGAAGTCATATCAGCAAAATCACCAAGATGAATGATAACATCTGGTTTTTTTTGAACTATAAATTCGCCAATCCATGTTAAAAATGTTAAATCTTCTCCATATTTAATCTGTGTGTCCGGTATTACAAGATGTCTCATTTAACCATTCTTTAATTATATCATAATCCTTAATAGTACAATAAGGAAATCCATGTTTTTTAGCCCATTCACCATGAGTGGTTTTCATACCACCACATAGTTTATGTTCATCTAAAAATACAAACCTTAAATCTATTTCAGGATTTTGTTGTTTTATTAATATATATTTTTTTCGTTCTGCATGATCAGACAAATATCCTTTACTCTCGATAAGAATATTATTATGAGGAAATGACCAGTCTACTATATATTTATGCAGCGATTCTGGAATAGTATAAGGAATCACTGTAGTTTCATAAGTATAAGGTATTTCTAGATCATTTAATATATATTCAAATTTCTGTTCTAATCTAGATCGTCTTTTATTCATGCATATTGAGGTTGATTCTCTGAAATATTTATTAAATCAACTGCGGATTTTTTATCAGAGTAAAAACCATTCCAATCCCATTGAACAGGATACCAAACATCATCATCTGGTTCATGATAGGCACCATTTATATATCTAGATTCAAAGATTTCGTAAATTCTAACATCTGATCCACCTCTTGTTTGCATTCTTCTGGTAAAATCAAGTTTTGTCTGTTTACCCACAATTCTCCTTTATTTCTTAATATCCATAAGCAGCAGGCATTCATAACAAAACGTTTTGGATCTTTGTATAGAGTATATACAATATCAAACATCTCCTGTTCTGTTTTTGTTCTGGCTAGTAACTTCCCTGCTTTTACTGGACCAATTCCTCTAATCCCAAATATGTTATCACTAACATCACCTACTAACATTTGTGTATAGAAATTATGTAAAGCATCTAATACTGTTATGTAGCAAAATTTGCCAGTAACAAAATTATAATGCATTCCTGGAATCATGTCAAGATCTTTATCAATAGTACAAATGATAGGATCATTAACTTCTTCCATTTGTGTCCATCCTAGAGCATCATCAGCTTCATAACCATGAATAATCTCAGCATTAAAAACATCTTGTAAATACCACTCTAATTCTTTTACTTCTTCTGGTTTTACAAGATCCTTTCTGTTAGCTTTATAGTCAGGATTAATTAGTGTTCTAAAATGTGGTATTTGTTTTCCAGAAAGAAAGACTTTATAGTTAAAATCATCTAACTTATGCATGATAGATTCTAATAATGTAGTACAGGAATTATAATAAAACCGCATATCGCCTTCTTTGCAATTATATTTCCGGGTTCCTACTCTCCATGCAACAATATCACCATCAATTAATAACATTACCAACGACTTTCTACAAGTTGTTTAGGAGGTTCTAAAGATGGTACAGGAACATAATTATGCTCCTGTTTACCACAATATGTAGAACCACATTTAGGACATCTTATAATTTCCTTTTCGTTCTTAAGTGTGCTAAATAGGTGATTACACCAAAGACAAACAAGATTAGTAACATTAATCAATGTAATCTTCTTCATCAGAAGAATCTACTGGTGTTGGGATATTGTTTCCAAATACAAAATCAATATAATTCTGAGCTACTACTTTAACATTATCAGGATCGATACCAGCAGCTAGTGTATTAACAGCATTGGTTAGTGAGGATTGACGAATAATGAATAGCTGTTTTTGCTCATCTTTTTGATCATATGATTGTTTTAGAGCTGGTTTAGCAGTATTTGCTGGTTTTTCATCTTCTGGAGGGCTTTCTTCAATGTTAGTCCAGTCCCAAAAACCACCTTCATTCTTTTCTCGGACAACATAAAAAACATCCCCTTTACTAGCAGTTTCTAGTGTATCCATGACCTCTTTACTACCAAAAGGCATGATTTTTTTGTTTTCTATTTTGTCTTGGTATGATTTGTTTTTATAAACAACATCAAGGAATTTATAGGGTTTCTTAGTTTTGGTCATACCTTGACCAACATCAACTGAAACGATTTGAATGCAGAGTGTAGACATATTATTATTATTCTCCTATAGAATATATTCTGATAATTCTTTCATGTTATGACCGACCGTAATCTCTTCTTTAATTGGGATATTCCAATCTACAGAGAAATGACGAGATAGAGCCTTTGGTACGTCCCGGAATATTTGGGAAAAAAGACGTGCAACAGGCTCAACCTCCACATCAGGAGCATCAACAACAATTGAATCATGTACTGTGTTAATTAATTTAATTCTCTTTAATTTACTTCGATCCATTTTATGTTTAGTCATTACACGGATCATTGATACTACATCAGCACCTAGTCCTTGATTTGGATGATTGGTGATATCTGATTCGTTATAAACTAAACCTTTATATGTTTGTTTAGGTTTAAATTCATGTACTCTACCAAAAGGACTTACAATAAAACCTTGCCTTATTGCTAATTCTATAAATTGCATGTGTGTCTTATATATTCCATAATATTTAGAATAATAAGAATCAATTACAGATTGCCAATAGTCGACACTAGAACTTACACCAGTAAAGTCAGGATCTTTTGAATAAGCATAAGCACTTCCTCTATAGATCCATCTAAATAAAAAGATTTTAGCTATTAGTCTAGATGGTAGAGAAAACTTTGTTTGATTATCTCTATGAATATCATTCTTAGTGGGATCTGCTAATACAGCATGCCACTCATCAATACCTACTTTATCTTGAGATAAGAATAAGTAACAGCACCATTCTAATGCCTTGACATCCACATTAATCAGCATTATTTATCAGTACGCATTGGCTCATATAATACCTACTAAGAAGCAACCTAATCCTATTAGGATTAGTGTGGATATATGGATAGTAAATTCCATTTTATTCAGCATTTTTCTGTTCTGAATAACGCTTTTCAATATCTTCTAAATCACTAATAACTAAATCAATACCTAGCTTATCTACATACAAGCATAATGCTTTTAGTGTTTCTTCATAATGATTAGGATCGATTGCGTTATAATGCTCAGGGAGAACAAGAGTTTTCATTTTAATACCTCGATATACAATAATATTTAGCTAAGTCAGCTAGGTTTTGTGTATTTGGTTTTGTACTAGATAATCTTCCTGTACTAACCACACATTGATTGAGTGATGTATGAATATTACCAACAGGCCAATTCATTTCTTCTCGTTTTTTTGGAATACCTTTTAAATAAGTATTATTTATTTTTTCTAAAGCAGATCTTTCTAAAAGTAAATTAATAATTTTCTTTGCTTTTCCTGTTGCTTTTAAACTTAATAATGTTGGAATATTTGTAGCAAAGAATCCTTCTTTACTGAGTTCACTACCTTTTAATGGTTGAACTATTCTGGGAAAGATAATATCTTCTTTAATAATTTTATATCTAGGTTGTCCTATTTTAGTTCCTGTTCTATAAAATCCAATAGGAAAT